TATTGTCTACTGGAGATTTATATGGAATCCAAAATTCTTCAGAACCCCACTCTAATATATTTTCGTTCAGGTCACACCAATTACAGAATCTTCTTTCCCAACTACTTCTACAGATAATATTATTTGGATCTCCCTTATATTTTTGTGGGTATGATGGTTTAAATCTACTTTTTATACTTTGTGCCATTATCTTTACTACATAATATATAAGGTAGAAATATTTATAGATGGCAGCAACAAACGTAAGACCTTATAGAATGAGTGAGATTAAAAGTAAGTTATTGCAACCAGCATTAACTTCTCATTATGTTTGTCAATTTAATCCACCAAAAAGAACTAACGATTCTCCACTTCAACAATTTCAGGAGCAGAGAAAGAGTGCAGGATTTCTTGGTGCTGATTGGAATTCAAACCAAGAATTGATTGAGTTATCTTGTTGTGAAGCATCATTGCCAGGTTCGAGTTTGGCAACAACTGATATTAATGGAGATTATACTGGAGTTTCTGAAAGACATGCATACAGAAGACTATATGATCAAAATGCAGACTTTACTTTTTACGTAGATGTAAATCATTATATTATTGATTACTTTGAGAGCTGGTTATCATTTATTGTTGGTGAAAATGATATAAAACGCCAAAGAACCCCCAATTACAATTATAGAATAAATTTTCCAGATTTTTATAAGAGTGATTATCTTTCAATAACTAAATTTGAAAAAGATTATTCTGGGAGATATTTGACTTATCAGTTTATTAATGCATTTCCAATAAGCATTAATTCAATACCAGTTTCTTATGACTCTTCTCAACTCTTAAAGTGCACTGTATCTTTTAATTACAGTCGTTATGTTCTTTCTAGAGATATAATTAAAAAGGATGATATTGTCAATGGCGATGCTAACTGATATAACTTCCGAGCACGGTGATAAATAATCAGAACTGAAATTCTATAGGTCATTATGCCATTACCAAAGATTTCGACGCCTACTTATTTCTTGACATTACCATCAACAGGGAAAGAAATTAAATATAGGCCATTTTTAGTTAGAGAAGAAAAGTTGCTCGTACTTGCACTTGAGAGTGAAGATCCCAAGCAAATTACAGAATCAATAAAAACAGTTATTAAGAGTTGTATTCAAACAAGAGGAGTTAAAGTAGAAACTTTACCAACCTTTGATATTGAATATTTGTTTCTCAATATCAGAGGAAAATCTGTAGGAGAAGAGATTGAAGTTAATGTCATTTGTCCAGATGATGGTCAAACAACAGTATCAGTTAAGATTTTAGTCGATGAGATTGAGGTACAAAAGTATGAAGGTCATGATCAAAACATTAAGATTGATGATGACATTGTTCTTCAAATGAGATATCCATCACTTGAGCAGTTCATTAAGAACAATTTTGATTTGAATGCAACCAATGATATGGACCAAGCATTTGATCTGATTGCATCATGTATTGATAAGATTTGTACAGCAGATGAAGTTTGGTCAACTAGTGATGTAACTAAAAAGGAGGTTAATGAGTTTTTAGATCAAATGAATTCGTCTCAATTTAAAAAGATTGAGAAGTTTTTTGAGACTATGCCAAAGTTAGCTCACAATATTAAAATAACCAATCCAAATACCAAAGTTGAAAGTGAAGTTGTTCTTGAAGGGTTATCATCTTTTTTCGTATAGCAATGATCCATATGGATCTTGAAAATTATTATATGTTAAATTTTGCTCTCCTCCAATACCATAAATACTCTTTGACAGAGATTGAAAATTTGATTCCCTGGGAACGGGACATCTATGTTACTTTATTAAAAAATCATCTGGAAGAAGAAAAACAAAAGCAGCAATCTAATGGATCCTGATTTTCCCGACTTAGATGATCTACTAAACAGTATTCAAGATGAGGGTAAAAGAGAAAGAGCTCTTGCCCTCTATGAAGGAACACGAGAAGATGATCTAGTTGAGGAAGAAATTGATGAAAGGATATTAAGACTTTTAGGTCTAGAAGATACTTTTGACATTGACTATGATACCTATAAGACTCTTTTAAAAGAAGCAAATATAAGGTATAGTGTATTGGGTACAAAGGAAATCCCAACAGAGGAGGTGATGTTACTGCAAGGTGAATTAAAAAGAGTAAGAAGAAAGGTTGGTAGATTTAAGTTAAAGAAGAAAAAGATAACTGCAGATGACCTTGGTGGCATATCTGGTGCAATTAGAAAAGAAGATAAGCAACAGTACTATCTTGTAAGTAAAGCCATTATTCCTGAAGCAGAGGTTTCCGGTGAAGAGTCAAAAGAAAAGACTGATAGATTATTAGAAAATGTTATTACAATCAGAGAAACTGTAGAAAGTATTCTTGATAGTTTAAAGGATCAAGTTAGGTTAGAAAAAGAAACTGCAGAACTTGAGAGAAAAAGAGATCAGATTGCAAGAAGAAATAAAAGAGAATCTGAATTAGAAAAGAAAAAACAGAAAAAGGGCGGAGCATTAGGTTCTATTGCAAAAGTTTTTTCTCCAATACGAGGAGTTTTGAATTCTATATTCAGATTTCTTGCATATAGTATTTTGGGAAGAGCATTTCGTTCATTTATAGATTGGTTCTCTGACGAAAAAAATAAAAAGAAAGTAGATACTATTGTAAGATTTTTGAAGGATTGGTGGCCTGCAATTCTAGGAGCACTATTCCTTTTCACAAATCCATTTGGTAGATTTATTAGAGCATTCATTGGAACTGTTTTAAAACTGACCTTTAGACTTACCAAATTTGCTATTCCAAAACTTTTATCTTTTATGAAGAAAAATCCTGCACTTCTTGCTGCAGGTGTTGGTGCAGGATTATTTGCTGCAGGCGCAGTTGTACCTAAACTATTCCCAGAGACTGTTGATGCAGAAGAAAGAAAAACTCAAGCAGCTCCTGGTAGTAAAGAGGAAAAGATAGAAGCACTGAAAAAACAAAAAGAAAATTTAGGTTTCTTAGAAAAACTTCAGGGTGTTGGATCTGAAATTGATGAGCAAATTAATAAACTTGAAACTGGACAGACAAAATCATATGGATTTAGCGGCGGTGGGTCAGTTCCAGAAAATAAAATATCAGCAAAAGATATTAGATTTGATGGTGGTGGGGTAATTAATTCTGGTTCTGGATTGAAAATATCTGGTGCTGGTTCTGATACACAGTTAGTTGCAGCAACTCCAGGAGAAATTGTAATCTCCAAACCAGCAGTTGATACTTTTGGTGCAGATACTTTCTTAGGTATGAATGAGATTGGTGGAGGAACCAACAAACCCTCTACAATTAATAATATACAATTTGCTGCTGGTGGTGGAATGATCGGTAAAAAGAAGATTAGTACGAAACCAAATAAATTTAAGTTACCATTTTTTAATATGCAATCTTTGAGAAAAAATAAAGTTGAGAACCGTGAAAAACCTCCTGTAGGAATGACTTCCAGAAGTTATAATAATGTTTCTGTTGGAAATGTTGGGAATAGGTACACAAATAATTACAAGATGATTTCTCAGAATATTATGAAATCGAATAGTTACCCAGTAAACTATTCGCCAAATCAGAATTATTCTCAATTACAATTAACTTCTGGTTCAAGAGTTAATATGATGATTCCAGGACCACTTCCCAGTGGTTCTAGTTCTTCATTCATTCCTTTGCCAGATATAGTACAATCATTACCTCCTAAACAGATGGGTGTGAATGATGGAACAAAAATTCCAGAATTTATTGGAAGTCCTTTTAGTGATAAAGCATCTATAAACGCAGGAATATACGGGATAGTATAAAATGGCAGTAATAGACTCCGAAAAACTACTACCACCATCAAAGTCATCGGGAAATTCTTTGGACAACCAAAAATTTCTTGTGCCAATAGCAAATTTACAACCAAAATCTTCTGCCATTGTAAAGGCTTCTGATATAAAACCAGAAGAAACTGAAGAACAAGCACCAAAGATTGTAAGGAAATCTATATTATTTGAAGTCATTAAGATTAAAAAGAGTACAATTAAGATAGATAAAATTCTTGGCAATAGAAATGAATTTATAAAAAAGCAGCAGGAAAGAAAAAGAAAATCCTTAGAGAATGAAAGTAGAGATAAAAAGGAAAGATCTTTAGAAGGAAAAAAGAAAAAGAAAAAAGAAGGTTCTAAATTTTTATCTTTACCTGGTCTTAGTTTCTTAGACAAGATTGGGAATTTTATTTTCTATAGTCTTCTTGGAAACTTTCTTAATAATTTTGGAGAGTATCTTCCAAGATTATTACAAATTGGAAAGGTTATAGGCCCAGTCTCAGATTTTCTTATCTATTTTTCTGGAAAGATTTTAAATGCTACAGTTTCCTTTATTGAACTTGGATATAATGCATATGATAAAGTTAGAGAACTTACAAAGAAAATCGGTGGTGAGGATGCGGAAAAAAAGTTTGACGAATTCAGTAAGCAATTTAATAGATTTGCAAACATTGCAATCATTGCAGCCATTGCTGCAAGTGGTGGAACTGATTTTAGTGGTAAAGGAGGAGGTGGTAAAGGAGTTCAAAAACGAGGATTTGATACTAAAGGGAGAAGAGTAAATGCTAGTGCACAGAGAAGATATTTTCAAAGGTATGGTAGAGACAAATTTATTGAAAGATTTGGAAAAGAAAATTTAAAAAATCTTCCAAAGTCTGCTCAAAGAAGTGGATTGACAAAATTTACTAGAGGTGCTGTAGCAAAAACATTAGGTAGAAGAGGTTCTAAGCAAGCATTAAAGTTAACTAAAAGGTTTATAAGTCCACTTGTAAAAAGAATTCCAATCGTTGGTGCATTCATAGATTTTGCATTAAATTATTTTGTTTTTAAGGAACCTCTTGGACGTTCTGCATTTAAAGCAATAGGAACTGCATTGGTTGGTGCAATCGGAACTGGTCTTGGTGGTCCAATTGGAGCAGTTATTGGAAGTCTTTTGGGTGATTGGGTTGGAGGTAAAGTTTATGATTATTTCTTTAAGAATAAAAAACCAGTCACTGCAAAAGAAAATAGAACAAAAGACCAAGATAAAATAAAACCCGGACAATCACAATCAGAAAAACCAGAATCAAGAAAGTCTTCGGGAGTAATTACTGGTTCCCAAATAGAGAAGTGGAAGGCATTCTATGCAATGGCAGAAGCAGCAGGTGCAAAGTATCCTCAACTTGTAGCTGCACAGTTTGCGCTGGAATCTGGTTGGGGCCAAAGTCTTGCAGGAAAAAATAATTTCTTTGGAATTAAGGCAACGTCAAGTGAGTCTGCAACACTTTCATCAACTCAAGAAGTTTATGGAGGAAAAACTGTTCAGACTGCAGCAAGATTTAAGAACTTTGATAGTCCACAAGATTCAGTTAATCATCTTGTAACTCAATGGTACAAGAACTATCGTGGGTATGATGGAGTTAACAATGCTAGTAGTGCAGAAAATGCGGCAGATATGCTTCGTTCTGAAGGTTATGCTACTGATCCCATGTACTCACAAAAACTAAAAGACTTGATGTTAAGATTTGCTGATGTTACAGGAACAAGAGATGATATTTCTAAAATTTCTTATTCTGAATCTGGTTCTATCACAAAAGGTTCTGGATATGGTTCTCAGGGAAGTAAAATTGCCGGAGAACTTGGTAGATTTATTGAGAGCGAACTTAGGAAAGGACCAGATTTCCAAGCAGTGACTGAACACCCTGAATTTGGTGGCGTTAATTCAGTTCATTCTAAAAATTCTTATCACTATGACGGGAGAGCAATTGATATTGGTGCATACGATTATGAACAACCGCCAATTCTTAGTGTGATTGACAAATTTGGAAAAAAGACTGGATATTCTCCTGTAGAATTACTCCACGCAGGAAACGATAGGTATCATCAAGACCATGTTCACGTTGCATATAAATCTGGAGGATGGGTTAGAGGATTAACAAAGGCAATTCTTGGAGATAGAGGAAATGAATTTGTATTTGATGCCGATACCACAGCTGCACTGGAAGATAACTATCCTGGACTGCTGAGTGCTCTTAATAAAGCAAACTATACAGATTCTCTTTCAGTGTTAAAAAATTATACAAGTTACTATAATCCATCTATGAGTGGCAATACTATTATGGTGCAGAGAGTAATTATAGAAAAACCAGTTTCAATGGGTGGAATGGGAGGTGGTGGATTTGTAGCAGACTCTTCTAGTTCTAACATAGATAATAATATAGCAGCACTATCTGTAGGATAATGGGATTAGAGAATCAGGTTGCAAGGCAATATAACATAGGAAAGTTTAAAATATATTCCAATGATGGAAAAAATTCTGTTGACTTGACAACAGGTGAAGGATATTTTTTGAATCTACAATACAATGAAAGTATATTGGAGAATCAAGTATCTGCTACTGTAACAATAGCAGATATTGGATATGCTGTCAGAGATTCTCAGAATCAAAAATATCTTGGATTGATTGATGGTTTGGATATGTGTGGTGGTGAAAGAGTAGAACTTGTAATCGAAGATGGATATAAAAACAAATTGGAATTCATCGATGAGAAGTGTCTTTATGTTGCAAAAATTAGAAACAAACTTGAAGATACTCAGAAGATGGTATTTGTAATTGATTTGGTAACCAAAGAATTTTTTATGAATGAACTTGTAGAAACAAGAGTTGATGGACCTTTCGATGGTAAAATATCAGTCTCAGTAGAAAATATTCTTAAACAATATCTGAGAACAGAGAAAGATGTTGATATTGAAGAAACTGATAATGTGTATTCATTTAATGGCCATGTTGAGAAACCATTTTATAAATGTACTTGGTTAGGTAAAAGGTCCGTACCAAAAGATGGAACAAGTAAATCTGCAGGATTTTTCTTTTATGAAAATTATGATGGATTTAAATTTAAATCTATAGAATCACTATTAGACTCTGAAAGAATACAATATAAAAAATATGTTTTCACAAATACTACAGAACTTCCAGACGAATATGATGGAAAGATTCTTGAGTATATGCCCATTATTAATATTGATGTTCAGCAAAAAATGAGCATAGGTGCATATGGTTCTCAAGTTAAGACATACAATTTTTATGATAATGAATATAAAGAAAAGAACATAGGTTCTCAAAAAGAAGGTGAAAAAGGAATCAATCTTGCAGGAAATAACTTACCACGTTTACCTAAAGAAATGTTTGATAAACCAACAAGAATTATTGGCAAGATGCAACCAATTGGTGTAAAGCAAAAGTTAAATAAAGAGAAATCAAAAGAGAAAGACTACAATGTAGATGAGATTGTTGCACAGGCAGCAAGTCGTTATAATCAATTGTTTACTATTGTCTTAACCGCAAAAATTGCTGGAGATTTTTCTCACAGAGTTGGTGACATTATATTCTGTGATTTTCCAGAACAGTCTCCAGGAAAAACGCAAGTAGTGAGCGGTAAAAATAGTGGGATATATATGATAGCCAACTTAGCACAACAAGTTGATGCCAGAGAGGGTTGTTGGACTCAGTTTACTCTTGTTAGAGATTCTTACGGAAGGAAACCATTTAAAAGATGACTCAAGTAAATTTTAATCCGGAACAAATTG